ATAAACAAAAAAGGAGCCTTAAAAAAGCTCCTTTCTTCGTAACAAAATTAACTAAAAAATCATGAATCAGGCAAATCAAGATATTCAATCAAATATACTAATACTCTTAGTTTCTACAAAATATCTTTAAGTATTTCTATTACTTTTTCACAATCTTTCTGATTCCTTGGCATAAATAGGTTTGTGTTTATGCCTTCATCAACTAAATGCATCTTAAATAGCTTCCATCTTAGTGGGAATGCTTCGTTTGGATTCCCTTTGGTTTCTATAATAAACCTAGGAGGATCCTGAGTATCTATAAAGTCTGGAGTGTATTTTATTCCGAGAACTTTTTTATTACCCCTATCGTGTAAGTCTTTCTTTGTTTTAGTTTTCTCGTAAGAAGCCATGTCGAAGTCAAATCCTTTGATGATAGTGAATGTCTTGCCTTCGTATATAGCTGGTATTCCATTCTTTCTAAGTAGTCTGTACATATGAAGCTCTAACTTAGAAGCAAACTCTATTCCGTCTTCTCTTACTTTAGTAGATCTAGTAATCTGTCTACTCCCCTTTTTCTTCCTCATAATCTTCTTGTATTGATATTATTTCTGGAGCTCCAACTATATTCTCAAAGTAAAAATGTGCATCTTCTTTAGATTTACCAATATAATCTCCGTAATCTACGTCTTTTCCGTCCAATAGCTCCTCTTTAGTGACCACATAATACCTTTTGTAGTTGTTTATACCGTTGATGTATAGAACGTCCTTTAAATCCTCTAAAAATCCGTCATAATAATAAACACAAATGACCGCCTCTCGATCAGTGCATCCTAATTCGCGAGCCAGCCAATGTATTTCATCTGGTTCATAAGCTATTACGCTTACTCCAAAATCTACCTCCAGGTCAATAAAAAAATAGTTGTTGTTGTTGTTGTATCTTTTGAGAACATCTTCTAAAGAAGAATAAACCAAGTAAGCTTTGTCTTCATCTAGTTCTCTACTTAGTATTATTCTGCTTTGATTTAACTTCATCCTTTGCTCTTTCGATATATAAAGTGGCATCCATTAATTCTTGCTTGAGATGTTCAAGCCACTCTAACAAAGATAATGGATTTTCAGATAAAGTCTTGCCGTACTTATCAATACCTATTCTGCTTCTTTCACTAAATTGCTTTATGACTCTATCAACTACAGGGTCTGTTTTTGGCGTTGGAAATGTAGATGATTGGTCCCAGTAGTCTAACATCATTTCTCTAACTTATTTTCTTCAGATATATCTTTTTTTAATTGCTCAAGAGCCTCTTCGTATCCAGGCATCCTTTTCATCGTTTCAATAGCTCCAATGATAAGGTCTTTCATGTTGTTCATCTGGGATACTAAGGCAGTATTAACTCCTTGTATATTCTTGGTTGTATTAACCATCTTTATAAGCTCTTGCTCTTTCATAAAACTATATTCCTTTTTATTATTTCTATGTAGTTTCTTAGATCGTCTATTTTGTTAAATTGTATTAAATAGTCTGAATTAGTATCGTAAACCTCCCACCTTCCGTTTTTAACTTCATCATCTACGCATGATACTAAATAGCTGTAAGAATCTTTTTCGCACCTCCACACATAATAGTAGTAAGGCTCTTCTCCTAAATCAAAATCATGAATATAAATGGCTTCAAAGCCTAAATCTCTTAAGTCATGTTCTCTAATGCTACTCATAGTCTCTAAGTATTATTTCAAATGTCCACTTAAATATACTAAAATTTATAGCAAAGTATTCATCATCCCAGTAAAAAGCTAAGGTGGGAATTATGTAGAACATGTTAAGATTATCCATTTTGATTATCTTCATAGCTCTAGAATAAATGAGATAGCCTAGCTACTTGTCCATGTAGTTTATCATGAATAAATCCCTCAACGGCTTTGGGAGCATGCTGATAACCATTTCTATGATGCCAGGCATCTGTACCACTTGGGCTTCTTAAACTCTCAATAGTAACCCCTATATCATCTTTAACGATTTTGTGGTGCACATGATGAGTGTAAACATACCTTCTCTGCTTGCTTTGGCCGCCTTCCCATGCATCAGATTCAGATGCCATTAGTTTTGTTAGGTCGTTCCACTTAGCTCCGTCTCCGTGAGTAGTGCAAATTAGGTTTTTTCCGTATGCATAGTACTTTCTGTGGGCAATACTAACATCGAAGGTTATGTTTTCACAATCTCTATACCAATTAGATATAGCATCAGCTAGGAAGAATCCATGAACGTAGTCATGGTTTGATGGGTTATACATGAAGTGAACATCAGCCACTTGCATTAGTTTATCAATAACTTCTATATAAAGCTTCTTAGCTAATAAGAAATTATCATACCACATTCCATCTGTATCTTGTGGAGTTCCAGAAGTAGTTGTTCTTCTTGGTGTATCTACATGAAGTATATCATTACCAGCAACAAAGATTATCTTTTCAATATCAAAAGCCTGAGCTTTCTGTAGTATTCCATCTACCCCTTCTCTAACTCTTTGTACTGCTACCTGGTTGTTGTATTCTTCGCCAGTTTCAAAGGAAGAAGCTAGCTTCCCTATGTGAACGTCTGCTGGGTCAATAACTAAAAGATGAGGTCTGTTGAGTGGTTCCCTTTTAATTTTTTCATATCTGAAGGTGTGGTTTTTAACATCCTCCATATGATCTTTAAGCATGTCTTCAAAAGTAGGGCCTTCTTCTTGGTCTGCTTTAAATGCTATCGACCAGTGCTTACCCTTGTACCATCCATGTTTTACAGAATCTAAAGGTATTCCAGCTACATCACACTCATTGGCTAAGCCTGGATTTGTTTCTGAAACATACCTAGACTTAAACCAATTTGAAATGTTTCTTCTAATAGTTCTTACATCTTCTTGTTCTATGTATCCTTCCGCAGCAAGTTTTCTGGCCACATCAGTAGGTCTTGTTGTTCCTGAATCATGAATATCAAAAGCACGGTCCTTAATAATTTGATTAGATTTCATCTTGTTTAATTTGATTAAGTAGTTTGTTTGCCTTGTCTATTAAGGTCTGTATTGAAGATATGATCTCGTTTCTATCGGTTTCAAATAGAGAGTCGTATATTTCGCTGACAGATTCTCTCAGCTCACTGCAAACATTGTTTATGTACTTAATACGATGCAATCCTCTATTTGTCTTGATGCTGTATCAGAAGATCTCCGAGTTGTTTGTCGATTTTCTTCAGCCTCCTATAAATTATTCTGGAATCTTTTTTTACTCTTTCTTTCTCTGCTTGAGAGCTCTTGACATCTATACCCATGTTTATTGTGGCGTCAAGGGCGAGCATCCTATCTACAATTTCCTGCTGTTCATCAAAAGAATTAAACACATAATCTAACTCTGTGTTCAAATCGAATTCTGGCTTTAGCATTCTGAAGTGTAATTCTTCTATGTATTGGTTTATTGTCCTGCTCATGGTTGTAAAATTAAATCGTTTTATTTATTTAACAAAATATTTATTAACTTTTTTTTTGTTTTTTAATGATATTTATCGTAATAATGCTTATATATCTCGAAAACTGGCTTTGATAACTCGTGATTCTTGTAGGTTTTAGGTGAAATAACCTTGTCTCCACCAGATTCGATCATCAAACTTATCTCGTCCCAATCTTCTGGAACTGGAGAAACTTTGATTCCATTCTTTAGGCACCAACTCATTGCTTTGTAGTGCTCTTTTGTAGGTGAAAACTTATCTAATTGTCTTGGTCTTCTTTTCATTTAAAATGGCACTTCATCTGAGTTAATATCAAAGGCTTGGTGTGGTTGTGCTACATAAACTGGAGCAGATTCTTCTCTAAACTTTTGAGGTTCCTGGTCCAATCTAAATGTAGGCTCGTTATTACCAACATAATACCTTCCACTAGGTAGGTGGTAGTTAAAGTAAGTGCTTGCACCTATCTCCCCCTGAAACTTCATTTTAACCTTCTCTGTTCTAAATGAGACTTGATTCTTTTTGATTATCTCATTTGTGTTTGGGTCTATTGTTTCTGCAAAGTATCTGAATACACTAAATCCATCATGTGTTTGATTCCTGAAATCTGCTGATCCAGAAACAGAATACAAGTCTGGATGATTGTATGCTCCATCAGGATTCTTAGTCATTTTAGTTGGATGAGCAATTAAGAATATAATTACATCATTCATTTGAGCAAACATTGTTAATTTAGTCAGTACGCTCTTGATATTTGAAAGCTCAGAAGAATTGCTATTGTTAAACTCCAGCTTATTAAAGGCATCAATAACAAATATATCTATCCCGTATATAAACATTTGCTCTTTAAACTTCTCCAAAAGCCAATCCCAAGTTGGGAACTCCCCTTTCTCTGGAGCAGTAGTGTATATCTTTTCTTTAGCCCATGTAGAGTACGTTAAAATATCTTCTTTACTTATCCTAGGACAACCAGGATTATCCATCCAAAAGTTCTTCCCATGAAACTTCTCAATGAATGTAGATTGATGCAACTCCATTGGGTGATGTTCTGGAGAGAAAAAAGATGCTTTTAATTTATAGTCCTGAACAAGATTTAGTATATACCACTCTGTAAAGTTTGACTTACCATGTGATGGAATACCGGTCCCCGTTACCAAGTGTCCTCTCATAACTTTAAAATGGTCGGATAGGTTTCCAAAGCAACTTCTTTTAGGATACATTGTTTCTGGAGTTCCATTTTCATAAAGCTCTATTATTCCATCGTAAAGATCATCTATTGTGTAAGTTCCACTTGATGGATACTTCTTAGCATTAGCTATGTCTCTAGCTAAACCAGATTCACTATCCACAATCAGTGTTTCGTTTGCATCTTTGTGCTTGAACAAAACTCTAACACATCTGTACTTTCCTAACCTCTGAACAATCTTATCAGCTACTAGCTCTCCCTTTGTATCGTTATCTGTTGCTATGTAAAACTTCTCTACATCAGACAAATACTTCTCTGAGTTAATCCATACATCATCATTATCGTTTGCTCCATTAGGAAGGCTTATTACGTTTTTGTATCCTGCTTGATGCATAGCTAGAACATCAAACTCACCTTCAACAATAAAAACTTCTTTCTCTCCTATTGCCGCATTTATGTTGTAGAATATTGACTTTCCATTCTTAGACTGAGTAAAATGCTTACCTCCAGATCTATATTTTTTATTAACCAACACATCTCCCTCAAAATAATTATAAACGATATTGTTTACTTTCTTCCCTAGTTGAGGTTGGTAGTATTCTTCTTGAGTGACTCTAAGTTCTTTCAATGTGAACTGCTGAATCTTTCTTTCGTTTTCAATCCACTTAACCATTGCATCAGAAAGCTCAGTGTAGTTGCTCCAATTTTGTTCTGGAAGCGTGTAGTCTGGTTTAATATCCTCAATGCTCTCTTTTTCTCTAATTGATATTGCCTCACAGTAGTGGCACTTAGCAACCCCTTTGTTTAGATTAACGCTAAGAGATTTTGTTTTCTTATGGTCGCAAACTGGACAGTTTATTTTTATCTGCCCATTTGTTTTGTTTGTCTCGATTAAATCCCATTCAAATATGTTTTTCATTAGTATGCTACGTCTTTATGGTTCTTTGGTAAATATCCATACTTCTCAAACTTATTTTCTTTGCCCTTCTTGATAAAGTTTCTAAAGTATCTGTTGTAGTTAGTTTCATCCATCTCAAACTTACCAGTCATCTCTAAGTATTGATTAAAGTCATCTAATCTTTTTAAGAGAGCTGGAATATCCATTTTGTAGTTTGATGAGATTGCCTTAACTAATCTTTCATTTTTTACATAGGCATCTTTTAGAACTTTTATGTCCATAGTTCTAATATTGTTTACATTGTTATCATTGTTATTATTGTTATCATTGTTGTTTGGTGTTATTTGGGTGTTACGTTGGGTGTTATTAGGGTGTTGTTCGGGTGTTATTTGAGTGTTATCACAAGCTTGCTTAGACTGGTAATCATCATATTTTACAATGGTTACGAGCTGATAAGAGGGTGCTACGTTTGTGATGATTTCGTTTGAGTCTTTTAGTTTTTTGAGTGTTACTCTAACTTGCATCTTTGAAAGCCCTAGTTTTACTGCTATTGAGTCGTATGATGTAGCTAATTGACCTCTTTTTATGGTTGTTCCCTTCCACTTTTTATCTTTGTGATTTGCAGTCAAAAGTAAGTGTAAAAAAACTCTCATAACATTGGCATCTTCGTACCATTCCCAGTCTAAAATTTTTCTGTGTAGTGTTATAAAACCGTTATTCATTACCTTCAGTTTCTAGAGACAAAAGCTCTTTTTCTAGTTCCGCTATCTTCTCTTTTACGAAAGATTTCTTAAGATCAGTGTAGAAGCTATCGTCTAATTTTCTATCTACATTATTAAAAAAAGAAATATGCTTATCGCAAGCTTCTTTAATAGCCTTGTAGTCTTGCATAAAGCCTTTCTGAAAATCAATTAAATCATCACACAAAAATATTCCATGCCTTATAGTTGCATGGTCTTTATCGAAATAAGCTCCTATTTTTGCAAGACTAATATTTGTATTAATAGATATTAATTTATACGCAATACTTCTCATTTCAACAATATCTCTTCTTCTACTTTTTAATCCAATTGGACTCATTAAGTCAAATTTAAAATAGTCTTTAATGCATTGTATTATTATTGTTGATCTTGAATCAATTATGGTATTTTTCTTTAGTTTTGACATATAATTTTGTTTAGAAGAAAAAGGGGGTATTCAACAACCCCCTCTATCTATATTACACTTTAATTTCCTTTAAATTCAACGGGTTTAAAAAAATAATTAGAACGGCAGGTCGTCCTGGGCTTCTGCTAATTTTGTAACAGGCTGAAAACTTGTGCTGTTGCTTGAGTTGTTTTGAGAGCCTTTAAATTCATAGCTTACTCCCTCTCCAACATAAACTACATCTTGTTTAGCTTGTCTTTCCTCTTTTGTTTGAGGCTTAACTGCGAAATGAGTTTTAACCATTTGCAAGTTTTCTCCATCATAGAGCACCTTTCTGCTCTCTTGTTTCATTTCGATTAAGTCGAATTTAATTTCCTTGACTGTAACCTCAACACCATCCTTGTTTTTATAGGATCTTGTCTCAATTAATTGCCTAGCTTTTTCAGCATCAATCGAAATTGATAATTTGTTCGCCATTTTAATTGTATTTAATTGTTTAATATACTTGCCAGACCATCTGACAATGAGTTTAAGTAAGTTCTACACGCTTTTATGCGTTCATATAACTTATCTATTGATTCTTGTTCTAAAACGAGCTTAAATCGCTTTATTCTAAGTTCTTCTGGAATATCTTCATACATGTGATTCCTGAAAGTCTCTTCTTCTAATTCCAGGGGAAGGTCAATCAATCCAGTTTTCCATGACAACCTCCTTAATTCATCCTGAATAAGCATGTCTGGAGTATTAACTAAGCAATAAGCTAATTCACTATCCACAGAGTTTGTTAGAATCATGTAACCAATCAGTTGCCATTCATAATCCTTAGTAGGTATCTCAACTCTATTCAATGGAAACGTACTGAAATCCCAACTTGATTTAATATCTATCAATGGATTAACAATATCTGGAGTTCCACATATAAAATCATTCTCAAAAAACTCTTCATTCTTAGATAGATTAGTATTATAAACTCTATTGTACATCTCTATTGCTTCATCCTCAGCCTGAATACCTTTATCCAGATACATGCTAGTTATCTCCTTATCCCTTCCGAATACTTGCTCCTTGTGTATCTCTTGTAGATAGGTCATTGTTGTTTTAGATAGTGGATCTTTCTTTGTTCTTGAATCAACCATTAACTTGCCTAGACTACTACACCTAAATTTATAATCTGAAAAATCAACTCTCATTTTTAGAATCTCTTTTCTCTTCATCCTTTCTCATTTCACTGAGACTATCATGTATTTCATTTTGAGCATCCAAGTATTCATCCCAAAGAAATTCAAATTGTCTTTCTGAGAATTGAACATAAGCATAATCTTTTGTGTTTACCTCCATGTATCCTTCATGAATCGTTACATCAATAGGATCCATTTCCTCGTCTATTACTTGAGTACTTATGTGAGATAGATATTTCTTCTCGCCTTTCTTTGGCTCCTCAAAGTCTATGTTGCAGTAGTGTTTTTTGATTTGCCATGATTCTGGGAAAAATGCTTTTTCTGTTTTTAAGTAATCGTTCATATCTACTTTCTTTTAAAGTCATCTGATTCATCTTCTCCAAACACACCTAACTCATAAAATCCAGTTAGCTTTAATACTGCTCTTGACATTGCTCTCTTTTCAGCCATCTCCATTACATACCATGTATTGCAGTTCCCATCTCTGGCAGTTGCTCCCTTTAGTGCAGAACCAAAAGTTTCTATTACTGCGTTTTCTTTGTTTGCGTTTGCTTTAACAACACAAAAGTTTGATTCACATTTAACTACATCATAGTTTATTTTAATCTTCTCAACGCCTTGGATCTTATCAATACCCGATCTAGTTATAATGGTGAAGTGCTGATGTTTGAATACATCTTCTGGGGTTAGTTCATATTTTAAATAAAGTGCCTTGATTTTGTCTCTGTTACTCATGATTTCTGATTTTAATTTATATTATATTCTGTTAATTTTGATTGTACTTTCTCTATCTCTGATAGTTTTTCAGCTATCTTTTTCTTATAAAACTCTTTTTCTTTTGCGTTAGCCTTTTCCAGATAGTTATTTAAAGATTCTAGTTGAGCATATTTCTTATCCAAAAGAACCTTTTGTCCAGAGGGCTTTAGTCCATGCTTGAGTATAAAGTCCAGAAACTCTTCATCAACTAGCATATAAGCATCGCAGTCAGTGTAGTATGCTTCGTAAGATTCCTTTTCTACGTGGACAGTCTTCTCTATCTTTAAAAGCGTATCGAATATGGCAGTTTGATTCTTTTCTAACTGAAAAACCTTGTAACTATCTTCGTATAAGTTGTATATCTTTTCTACTTTGTCTTGTCTGTTCATCGGATAAATATATAAAAGCGTGTTTAATTATTAAAGGATTTTAACATTTATTTAAGTAATCTGATTTTTGCTTCATCCCATTTGCCCGCAACAATCTTTGTGTTCACTAGGAAATCAATCCTTTTAGTCCACCTCTTATTCATTCTGTCTCTTATAACCCACACTCCATTCATTGGTCCTGCATTTGTTACACAAACTTTTGAGTTCATTTTGAATCCTATTTTCTCAAGGTCTCTGGATACCGCAATAATTCTGTGGCTCATTGGCTTTTCTATGTTGATCCTGAAACCCGTAGCAGTTATGTTAGGCGTGTCGTCTGTTTGTCCAGGTACTGCGTGATAGATTGTTGCTACCACACTAACCCATAACGCTATTGTCTTCATAGTTTTTTCTTTAAATAATCTCTGACTTTGCTCCACCAGACATTATGTTCATATTTTTCGTTGTATTCTCTCTGAGTTAGCACCTCAACTCTTATCGCTCCATTCATTGGAATTAATCCAGTGTATATGTTTGTTTTTAGTTTCTTCATATCTAATCAACTTTATCGAACCATACAACCTCTGACTCTCTGAATTTATCTTTGTCGCTATTATATCTTTTAACTATACCCTCCATTACAATTAAGTCCTGAATAGAGGCACCTTTAATTAGGTTTAAGAGCGAATCTATTTTATTTAATACATTGGTAGCCATTTCTGGGTCTACGCCGTATACCGCATCATATTCGCTTCTTACAATCCTATCAAGCATCATGTTAGTTCTGGACACTTGTTGTTTTAATCCCAACTTATATTGTGGGCTATTCTTTAAATCTTCGTTTGCCTCCAGAAGGAGCTCTGATAATAGAACAACTTTTAGATAGCTTAAGTGATTGCTCATGATTTGTATTGTTTACTTTCAATGTACTCTATAAAATCTATTGCAGATGTCTTGCCTCCAACACTCCAATTAGTTAATTCTTCCATGGTATATCTCTCGTCATATGTTTTCCAATCGTAAATTGTATAAATGTCTCCATCAAAATCTACTACCCACTCTTTTTGCACCTTCTCATCATAGCTTCTTGTTGAAAAGGTTGGTTGCCCTAGTATTTCCACAAGTTCCCCATAAGTTATTTCGTTTAATGAACCAACATTGTAAGTTCCAACTGAATCGTATGTTGCAGAGACTTGATCTGAAATCTCGTACACCTTTAGTTTTTTTGTTTTCATATTAAGTTTATTGTTTCTAAGATTAATCTAATTGCTGAGTAAAAAATTAGTCCAATAATTGCTATTGTTATTGCTCTAAAAATAAAGTTTAATGTTTTGTGTAAAATTGTTTTCATAAGATTTTTGTTTTAAATAAATAATTTAATCATTGATAATAAGCAAAATATAGAAGCTAACAATCCGCAAATTGTGAGTATTGATAGCCCTAACTTGTATGCAAAAGCTAGAAAATTTGTCATTTTAAATTCAGTTATTGTTAAAGTTATTGTTTAATTAGTTTAATTCCTAGCTTTTTAACTTTTCATTAAGATTTCTATTGTTGTATATTTTTGTTATAATCTTTATGGCTTTCATGGTGTTTCTTAGGTTCGGATGCGTGGACTTCATGGTAGTTCCAACCACTCTGAGAATAAACATTCCATTTTGCCTTGTGATTTTAAACTTCGGATTTTTCATTGCATTTGTTTTTGATTTTATTGTATTCTTCTATAATATATTCTGTGTCTTGCTTATTCAGGAAATGATAGTCTTTTAGTACTTCGTCTTCTGAATTGTAAAATTCTATATAGTCTTCCATATCGCTTACAATGTTTACTATATGGTCTGGGTCTGAATAATATCTCCATTCGCTATAAGGCATATCAATTTCTTCTACAACTTCTCCTAATTCATTGAATTCCGTTCTTCCCCCAAAGTCGCAACCTGGTTCTTCGTATTCTATTGTAGCAGTAACGCCGTACTCTACACATATTTGTTTAATTAGCTCAATAGGTGGACTCCAAGCACTATCTCCAGATACATTTATCTCCCCTCTTTCTCTTTGTATTTCAAAATCCCACCATCTTGTGCCATAGTAATAATAACTTCTTTCTTCTTCATCTTCTTCTGGTTCTTTGTTTAATACCATGTCTCCCCAACTTAGGAACGAGCCTTTATGATCGTGGTAAGTTTCTAGTTTGCTTACTATTCTGTTTAGGGTTCTATCTTCTCCGTAAATATTTACCCAATTAAAGCAGTGGTTTGCCATTATATTATTGTTTTAGTTTTTAAATCTATTATTTCTGAATGTTCTCCTCTTGTGCATAGTGAATTTGCTTCATCTAGGCTATCGGTAAAATGTATTTCATCTGGAGACTCCCCTCCATGATAAATATGTATTCTGTATCTATTCAAAGCCATGTCTTAGGTATTTATCCCATGCTTTTTGCGTGTCTATGTTAAACTTAATTTTGTAATGCTCCACTATTTTCTCTTCAGTGGACTTGATTCTGGGTCTTCTTTTGAGTCTTTTGCGTATCATAATTAATTAGTTTTATTAAATTCTTTCTTTGCAGTATTTGTTATATTCTATTATAAATCTGCTATGATATTCTGGGTCTAGCATTGCATTAGCTAAGTCTCCAATCCAATCATCATGTGTCATTTTGCAGTTATCTAAGTCTACTTCATAGTAGTGCTTTAACTTTTCTATTAAGTCATTTACTTCTTGCTCTTCTTCAGTGTAAAATTCTGCATGCTCTTTACAAGCTGAGCAAAGGTCTGTCTCCCATAGCGGAGGAGCTCCGCAACAATTTGATTCCATAACTATTTATTTTTAAATGGTAGGTTTGCTTTGTTGCTGTTTGTCTCTGCTGATATTAAAGCGTAGCTATAAGTCCACATAACTTTGTTTATGAATTCAAGGCTGTCTATTCTCATTGCTTCACTTTTAAATTCCTTAAGCATGTAGTGATAAAATTCAGTTAATCCATAGTCTATTTGGCAAAAGTCTCCATCTTTAAATTCATCATACGAAACTCCTTGTTCGTAGTTTAGCCCTATTATATTTAATCCTTCATAGGCGATAAATATCCATCTATCGTTGTCCTTGCACCAAATGTGCTCTACTCTTGTAATTTGTTCCATAATTATATTAGTTTTAATTTGTTTAATAATCCTTTATTTTATTTGTTTTTATTTCTTATTTCTTGGTGTTCATCTGCATAATCGCATGCGTATTGGTCTACATTAGGTTTGTTGGCGTAAACTACTTTAGCATAGTCTTCGTACCACCTGATTGTTTCCTTTAGTTTCTCTATTTCTTTTTCCATGTTTTTTGTTTTAGTGTCGGTTTTCATTGCTTGTTAATTTTAATTAATCATATAGATATACTTCCATTGATAACCCTATGTAATTTTGCCAATCTCCTATGCCTGAATGTATCGCATTATCTTCTCCTATTGCTACACAAAAGTTATCTTCATTAGACATAATTATTTCGTTAAATCTCTTAACATCTTTATATTCTGGATACCATTTAAGATATTCTCCTTCATAGACTAGGTGTGTGTTTGTTTCTTGCATTAATACAAAGCATTCTCCGTATTCATCTGCTTGTTCAAATTCTTCTTTCTGATCTTTCTGTATTCCGATATAAACTTTACTTCTGTATCCCATGATTTTATAATTTTTGTTTTGCCAATCTTAATAATTCATCTTGTGCTTCACTGCTTAGAAGCCTCGTAACATCTCTATTGTAGTCTGGACAATAGATACTATCAATCTCAAATTCTGAGGGGTCTGAGGGGCTTAAATAGTCTCCTTTCATTCCTTCGTATTCATTAAAATACACATGGTATTCTAAGTTTCCTAATGGTATTATTTCTTTGTGCTCTCTCATTGTGTTAATATATTTCTCCATTTTCAGTGAATTCAAAATCATTGGCAATCAAAGTCTCTGCTACTGATTCATCTGTTTGCAAAAATTCGTATTCATCTCTTAGCCATGTTAAAATTTCTTCAGCCATTTCCTTTCTGTATTCTTCTTCTAAGTATTCAATTTCTTCATCATATTCATCTATAAATTCCTCCTTAACAGAATACCCAGCTATGTCGTTTCCTT